GCAGAAGTCCATCAAGGATCTGCGCGAGGCGAACCACGACCTGGTGGTGGCGGCGTTGGTTTTGATCAGGTCGTGGTTCGCCTCGCGCAGATCCTTGATGGACTTCTGCGCGGAGAACGCGGTGGCCGAGAACTGGCGCAGCGATTCCCGGTTGGCGTCGATGACCGTCTTCGCTTTGCCCTGCTCGACTCGCGCCTTCTGGTGCGAAACGACGAGGTCCTCGATGGTGTTCCTGGTGGCGGCGATGACCGCGCGCTCTTTGTCGTGCGCGTCGGTGATGCGTTCCGTCTGCTGCTGCAGCTGCTTGGAAGTGGCGGTCCCCTCCCGCACCATCTCGGTGTACTTCTGGCGCTCCCGGGTGGTTTTCTTCGTCGCCTCCGACACCACGTTCAGCTGCCGCGCCAGCCCGGCGTGCCCCTTGGTGGCCTCGGCGGCGGCCTCGTTGAGGCTCTCCAGTTCGCGGCGCTGCTTGCCGGTGACACGCTGGAGGTTCGCGAACTCCTTCGCGTTGACCTTGGTGATGTTGGCGATCTGGCGGGCCTCTTTTTTGGCCGCCTTGGTGGACTTGGTCAGGGTATCGGTGGCGCGGGTTTCGTCGTCAACGGCTTTGGCGTGCCGCTGCGCGGTGTAGGTGAGTTCCTGCCAGGCGTCGCCGAGTTCCGCCAGGGCCTGCTTTTGCGCCTCAGCATTGTCGGTCGCTTCCTTCTCCGTCTTCGCGACCCGCTGGTTGACGGTGATCAGGTTCTGCTCTGCCGCCTCGCGGCGCTTCACCGCTTTGACGTAGGCGTCTTGCGTGTTGATCGCGTTGTTGTTGGCGGCCGACTCGGCGTCAGCCATCTTGATCAGCTGCGTCGAGGTGCCCTGAATGCCCTTGACCAGCTGCTTATTGTTGGCAGCGTTTTCGAGACGCTTGTTGAGGGTTTTCTCGAGCTTCTCGACGTACCGCTTGAGCTCGTCGCCCTCCTTGATGAGGGACGCCCGCTGCAGATGAGCGTATATGTCTATATGTATCGGCGTAAGATCACCCCACCCGGTCGGCGTCGTTGTGCGTGAATAGCTCCAGACGCTTCAGCCGGGCTACCTCGCCAGCCTCTTCAGGGGTGCTGAATCGACCGAGGTAATGATACTTCCGGTTGTGCGTGACAGCGGCCACCCACTTGCCCCTGTCGAGTCGCACTCCCCGAATGCCGCTGCGCCCATGGCCGCCTCGCAGGTTCTCTTTGTTCTGCTTCCCTGTCGCCAGCCGCAGATGCGCAGGATTGACGCAGAGCTTCGAACAGGTGTGTCGATGATCGACCTCCAGGCCCTCCGGTATTTCGCCATTGGCCCAGGAGTACGACAACCGGTGCGCGCAATACGTCTTGCCGCCAGCGGCGAGCCGGAAGATTCCGTACATGTGCTTCTCGGTGCCGCCCGTGCCGCCGGTCCACAGCCAGCAGTCGTCGGGCCCGCCCTTGTCGACCAGCGCCCAGAAACGCTCCTCCATTGACCGGCCCCAGGTGCCCTTCACGGCGTCGGTGGTCCCGAACTTCCGCTGGCGCCGCAGATGCTTCTGGCACAGGCCCTGGCCGTGCACACGTCGATCGCAACCGTTGACGGAACACATCGCCACACCCGCCATCAGCCCTCACCTTCCAGCTCGTCGTAGAAGGCGTCGTCGTCGAGAGTGTCCGGTTTCCGGACACCTGGCGTGGCGAACCCGTAGAACGTGCCGACCACTTCGGCCTGATATTCCTGCTTGTCGGCCATCTCCCTCAGCTTCGCCGCCGAGTAGAAAATCATCGAGCCGTATTCCTCGCCCTTCACCTTGGGCATGTAGCCGGCCCGAAGAACAGCCAGCTCGTTGGCGATCTGAACCCAGATTCTCTCGTCGCCGGAGAACTCCCCACCGCGGGCCGCCGTCTTGAAAGCGCCCCGCTCGGGCATGTGCTCCAAGAGTTCAAGCAGCTCGTAGGAGGACATGGACCCATCGTGCCACTCTTTCATGCGCCGATGATGGTACTGCGACAGGTCGCTAGCTATCTGTCGCGGGTACTGTCTCCACAGCCACTGAGCTTCCATCACTTTTCGAGTCTGCGTCCTGCCGCTTCCGCAGCTCGTTGGCCTGGGTGCCCCAGATGCGCCACACGTCGGCGGCTGACTTCCCACCGGCCACCAGCTTCTTGTAGTCCGCCTCGCCGAGGGCGATCTGCGCGACCTTCACCGAGTGCGGCGGTTTCACGAGGACACCGTTGACGCGGTAGGGGCGCTTCACAGCGCCCTTCTGCGTGGTCGCCGGGAGGACGATGCCGGACTCGCCGCCGTCAGGATTGTTGAGTCGCTGCTCGGGAATGAAGATGTCCTCTTCCCGGTCGTAGGATTCCATCTCGAACTGCAGTTCCTCGTACGCCTCCATCGCCTCGTCGGAGAGCATCCCGAGGTCGGGGTGCGGGGGGATCGAGAGGAAGGTGCCGTCGCTCAGTTCGATGAGGGAGTCGGCGAATGTGGAGTCGTACTCGGTGGCCTGCTCGCGGGCCTGATCACCAGCGTTGGGTGCGGTGTGGGGAAGGTTGCGCGGGGCGTCGTTAGGCATACGCAACGGTTTACCAGATGAAGTCGATGATGTACAAATGTGCGTTTTGCAGTTCATCAACGAAGTTCTATGGTGGGAAACATGACGGGCATGAAATCAGAACTAGGGTTCACCACCAGGGCTGTCTCCGAGAACGTGAAGAAGCACCGCGAAAGGAACGGCTACGGGTACGCACGCCTGTCCCGCGAGCTCACCAAGCTGGGCCGCGACATCCCCTCCCTCGGGCTGAGCCGCATCGAATCGGGCGACCGGCGCGTCGACGTCGACGACCTGATGGCACTGGCCCTGGTGTTCGGGGTGTCCCCCATCAGCCTGCTGATGCCCGACGCCCCCGACAAAGACGACACCGTGCGACTCACCGGCGCCACCACCAACGCGAGCCGCGCCTGGTCCTGGCTGAACGGCTCGTACCCGCTGGGCGGGTCGGTGCTCGCCTTCTACGAGCATGCGCTCCCGGCGTGGGAGCGGGACAGCCTCGAAGAGAAGCTCGGCGCGACCAGGGACTCGCCATAGCCCAAACGAAAGCCCCCCGAACCTGATGGCCGGGGGGCTTCTCGCTGAAGATCAGGCGGTTACGAATCGCCCTTGATGTCAGTCCACGACTCGCCGTCGATCCACTCGTGGTAGTACAACGGGATCAGCTCGTTGGAGTCGGGATCGTTGGGGTCCTTGCCGACGAAGTACGGGTCGGGGAGAACCATGTAGCCCAGCGAGCCGGCGTCCGGATCGGTCTTCGACCGGCGGAACGCGCCGATGTCATTGAGCTTGCAGAGCGAGTAGCCCTCGGCGGTGTACAGGAACTTGCCGCGCTTCCGGCGGGCGAACATCAGAACGATCTGATATTCGGGGCCCTCGTTGTCGACAGGCTTGCCGATACCGAAGTTCTCGGTGCCCGGGTCCTCCACGATCGACGCGCCGGTCGAGTCGGAAAGCTCCAGGTTCATCCGGAGTCGCTTCATCAGAGGCTTGACCGTCTCGACGCCCGTGAAGTTGATCGACAGGCTCTCACTGGTCAGGTCCGAATCGAATGGCATGTTCGACTGCAGGATCATCTGGTTGTCGTTCGAGATGTCCGCCGCGCGTTCAGCGCCGCCGTCCTCGGTCACGGCACCGATCAGATGGAATCCCTCGTTGGGCTCGGGATTCGTGATCCAGTCACCGTCCACCAGGATGTGCGCGAACAGGTCGTCACGCGGGGTGCCGTCCTGCGCGAACGGGGACCAGTTCCTCGTCGGGGGGGAACCGGCAGCCCAGGGACTGATGTTGGTGTCAGCCCCACGGTTGGAGCGGATCAGGATCGCGGCCAGCCCGCCGCGGGTGTTGAAGCGGGAGTCGACATCGCCGAACCCTCCTGCCCGCCACGAGGTGCCTGTTGCCGGAATGGCCATTGTGGACTCCCTTTCTTCACGCTGAATACTATGCTATCGGCTCGTCGATCTAGTCATAAGTCTGCCCGAATTGGTACCGCGCCGTGTACCGGATGATGGTGTCGCTCCCGAACTCCAACCTCCGTGGTGATTCAAAGACCTTCATCCAATCAAGCGTTGCGTCGATCTCAAGGTTGCGTCCGAGCAGCAACATTCGGCGATGCACTGCATCTTTGACGTCGCGCGCTGCAACTTCGCCATCGACTTTGTCGCACAAAATGTCCACCTGGACGAGGTGATCCGCCGTGGATTCGTCGATACTTTCGATGCCCTTGATCATCTGGATGAGGCAGAACGGCAGCGGGTCGCCGGGCCGGCGCACGTTCGCAGTCCGGTACAGATCCTCCAGCCAGCCGACGACGAGGGTCTCAGCGTCGAACGGGCCGAAGTCCGCGATCTCCGTCATCCGCGCTCCCTGATCCGGCGGCGTGCCTTCTTACTCTTGGGCAGCTTCGCGGTTGTCGCGTTGTAGTCCATCTCGACGCGCGCAGCGAAAGCGTAGATCGGGGTCGGGGTGTTCCACCCGAAGTGCAGAATCCCCTGGGGGTCAACCCAGTGGCCGCCCGCGTTGGGTGGGTCCGGATAGTTCGGGGCGTCGTCGGGCCCGGTGCCGTACTCCAGAAAGTGCGCCTTGTTGTCGTAGGTGACGACCCGGCTGTGCGCCCAGAACCGGCCGCCGATCTTCGTGCCGGACGCGTCGAGGGTGCCCGCGGGGTGACGGCCCTTCTGCGTTTCGCGGTGGATGGACTCCACGTACTCGCCGGTCGCATACCCCTGGTCGAGGTCCATCGTGGCCATCCGTTGCCAGCTCCGCACAACGTCATCGGCGACTTCGGCCGAGATGTCGTAGACGTCGTCGTCAGCCGACAGCTTCATCTCCAGCTCGTTCATCAGCTGGTGCCGGTTCACCGCCATCGGGGGCCACCTCCTCGGTTGGGGTCTCGGTCACGGGGGCCTCGACCTCGGGAGTCTCCTGCTTGGTGTCCGGTTTCCGGACACTACTCGCGACACCCGCACGGACGACGAGACCTTTCAGCTTCGCGGCCTGCTCCGAAGTCAGCGACACCACCTGACCCGGCCTCTTGTACCTGAAGCCCGACCCGACAGGGACGTAGCACTGCTCGATGACCTCATATTTCCGCACGCTGAACTCCCTATCCGGTGTGTCGCTTTGAGAATATTGTCGCCTTGAACGGCCCCGTGAAATCGTCGTAAGGCTTCAGGCCGCCCACGATCGCGTACTGGATGCCATCGACCCTGATCACATCGTCGGGCTGCGTCGTCATCAGCTGCGCCACCAACGCCGGAGCGTACTCGCCGATCGGGATGGTCGTCTTCCACAACTCCGTGGAGATGTCGAACGCCAACTCGGCGGTCTCCCTGAAAGTGAGCGGCCGGTGACGGCAGCCCGGCGCGGTGATCAGCGTCTCGACCTGCTGATAGTTGCCCAACTCGTCCTTGAATGGCCCATCGGAGTAGGACACCAACGTCACCACGGAACGACCGAACGGCATGACTACCTCGGCATCACTACGAAATGCTCAAGAAGAGCTTCGGCGGTGGCCTCGTCGCAGCCCACCTCCGCCATCACCGTGGAAACACTGGCCTGACGGAACGCCGAGAAGTCGGGCTTCACCTGAACCATGATCGCCATGAATCCTCCTACAGGAAATCGACTGAGGGCAGACGGTAGTCGTCGAGGATGCTGTTCACCGAGCCCAACGCCGAATCCGCGGAGTCCGCGTACGCGTCGCCCCACCGGTAGGTCACGTCGTCGACTTTCTTCGACAGCAGGTCCAGCTCCCCGCGGCCGGACACCAACACCTGGCTCATCTGGTCGACCATGGTGAGCACGGCGTACCGCCAGTCGGCGGCCTCGGTGTCGGAGTAGCCGTGGGTCATGACCACGTCGTACGCCTGATAGAAGTCCTTCCACCAGCCGTTCGACTTCTTCCGCACACACACCGGGCGCTCCAACGCGCCGGGTGGCCCGCCCGCCGAGGACCGCACCGTCGACAGATCGACGGTCACCCCATCCTCGGTCAGGCTGGTCAACGTGATCAGCTTGCGGGTCGGCAGCATGAGGATGCGACTGCCTGGCCCGTCGAGAGTTACGGCGTCGTCGGTGACCACAGGGTTCACCGACCAGCCGCAATACCTTCGCGCTGTACGTAGGGCGGCCGCGAGCATCCGCTGAACCTCAGTGTCGCTGGCGAGCAGCCTGCCTCGCGTGAACGCCTCGACGTCAGCGGCTGCCAACTCGGCCATCGGACCCCTACGTCTTGGTTGCGGGCTTCGGTGGTGTGGGCTTGGCCGCCGCGTCAGCCGCCTTGGCCGCAACCTCAGCGTTCTGGGCTTTGGCCTCGTCGTCGGCCTTGGCTGCAGCGTCGTCGTCGGCCTTGGCGTCATCAGCCTTGGCGTCGGTCTTCGCTGCACCCTTGCGCTTGTGCGCGGCCTGCAGTCGGGCCCACTCCGCGTGGTTCATGGACCCGACTGCTACCAGCTCACCACTCTGATTGGTGAAGACCTGCATCAGAGTTACGACCCGATCAGCGGAACGATGGCGTCCTCGTTCACGACCAGCGTCGAGAAGTACCCGGCGTAGGCCACCTGCAGGCCGAACACCGAAGGCTCCACGACCTGCAGCGTTCCGACGCGCTGCTCGAAGCACTCCAGTGCCGAGGTCGAGAACAGGAACGCGTCACCCGCGCCGAGCGAAGCGGACATGAGCACCGGGATACCGGAGATCTGGCCCATGACGCCCTGCCCGAAACGACCCGCTTCGAGGCCGAGGGACTGCGAGTCCCGCGGGTTCACCGGCGCGAACAGCGGACCGAAGTCGCCGAGCACGTCCGGTGCGATCGCCAGGACCAGGCGGCCCATGCCCTGCACCGCGGTGTACACGGAGCCGGCGGCAGCCCAGATCGCCGAAGACACCGAGTCGGCGGTGGGGGTGCCGTAGCCCACGGCGGGAGTCGTGGTCGCTGCCAACGCGGCACCGACCAGGGCTTCCGTCTCGATGGCGTACTGCTGGCCGAGACCGTTGACGACCAGGTCCAGCGCCGACGGCGAGGAGAAGTCGATCGCCTGCCGCGACACGTTCACGTAGCCACCGAGGGTCTTCGCGTTGACGGTCAGCCGGTTGATGATCATCTTCTGGCTGTCCAGCTCGGACTTCTCGTCGGCGGCCAAACCGTTGGTGCCCTGCAGGCCGACCGACGGGTGCTGGGTGACAACGGGACGGTAGAACGTCGCGTTGTTCAGCGGCATCGTTCCCAGCATCGACACCAGCGGGCGTGCCGCGTCGATGAAGTCGATGACCGGCCCGACGATCGGGTCGGGGATGACGCCGAGCGAATCGCTGGTGCGCTGGTGGTCGGCGGCGCGGCTGTACACCTCGAGCCGGTCCTGCGCGGCCTGGCTGCCCTGCGCGCTGTTCCACATGTCGAGCATGTACTCGCCAGCGGAGCGGTATTCGACGTCGCCGGACTCGGGCTTGCCCTTCATCACGGCGATGGCCTGGTCTACCGCGCGGCCCTTGCTGCGGGTTTCGAAGGCGATGCGGTTGACCTCTTGGGCCTGCTCCATCTGGCCCTTGATGACCTCCATGCGACCCCGGCACTCGGCGACCATCTCGCCTTCTTCGGAGTTGATGTCGCGGTTCGAGGCGTTGGCCCGGTCGTAAACACCGCGGACGAGGGACTCCTTCTCGCGGAGTTCCGTCTCAAGGCGGCGGATGTATTCGTCAGACGAGGTTGCATTGGACTGTGCCATCGGGCTCTCCTAGCCGATTCGGGTTTGCTATTTTCAGCAGCCCTCTCGGCTAGCGAGACCGGGTATCCGGTCGGCCCTCTCGGCCAGCGAGATCGTCAGTCGATCTTGAGGTCTCAGATTAGCACCATATCGGAGATAGACTGCCGATATGACTGCACCCGCGCCAGCCGCCGCCAGGGCTACCGCCAACAGCGCCGTCCGGAATCCGGACACCCAAGGCCCGCAGCCCCGCTCGGTCACCGGGGTCACCGGCCGGCCCCGCCCGTTCGGCGAGCCGACACCGCCGGATCATCGAACGACAGCGCTGCAGTCGGCGGTCGCGGTGCTGCGGGGGAAGCCGCAAGTCAAAACCAACGACGTGCTGGAAATGGCGGAGGCGTTCCACGACTTCCTGAAGAAGGGCAAGTCGTGATCGCCTACGGCGTTGCCGTCGCCACCGGGGTTGTGCTCGGCGTCGCCGCCCTGGTCGTGGTGGGGCTCGTCGTTTCGGAGCTCAGCGACCGCAGCATCGTCGGTGCGTTCGGCGACTAGCGTCCACCCAGGATGCCGGACCAGCCGACGAGCACCAAAAACGCGACGAGCAGGCCGATGAACAGCAGGCCCTCCACGGCTACGCCTCTTTGGTGCGGACCTGCTCGGAAGCCCACTGCAGAATCGGGTCGTTCAAGAACTGGTCCATGAGTGGTGTCGCCGTGTGTTCGATCGGCTCAGCCTCAAGAACGCCGTCGGAGCGCATCGCCAGAATCTTGGCGCCCTCGTAGGCGGGCTGCCCGACGAACGCCAGATGGTCGAGGAACGCCCGGTTCACGCGGCGAACCTTCTTGTACCGGTCGAGTTCCTGGTCGAACTTCGGGTTCTTGATCATGAATCCGATACTCGGCCACAGTGCTTCGTCGGCGGCCAGCTCCAGCGTCTCGTCGCCCTGCGGGGTGCGGCTGATCTTCACCTCGCTGACCAGGCCCGCCTCCCGATACGGGTCGGAGGAGACGACACGACCGACGAGGCGGCCACCATCATGGTTGGGGGCTGGGATTTCCAGCGCGGCCGTCGCCGGGATTTTGCGGGGCTGGCTCTCGATGCCCTTGAAAGCGCTGCGGGAGAAGACTTCGCTCCACACTTCCCGCTGGAACGGGACCTGGGTGGCCTGCTCGTAGGGCACGGCCAGGACGGTGATGGTCCGCTGGCTGAAATCCACATTGTCGATGCGGACCCCCTCGGACCGGGTTTCCACCGCGGAAGTCATCCGGTCCCCATCTGCAATCTTGCTATCAGCCATTACCTCTCCCTTGCGAGAATTGTGTTCAGGTTACCGCAGTGCACCCATCTCGCGGCTATACCATGTGCATCATCTTGTCGTGCCAATCTTCGCGCACACCCGTTCGCCACGCCCGACGCTCCGACCTGTTGTAGCGGGTCACCAAGCTGGGATGGTCCGCATGGTCAACGAGACTGGGCCAGCTGTACGCAATCTGATGCCCTCTTCGGCGCGTCCACATCGACAGCGCGCGGTCGAAAGGTTGTTTGCCGGTGGGCAGGTTGTCGACCAGTTCCGTGATCAGATCGCTGCGGACGGCGAGCGCCACCGCGTGCATGATCCGGCCGTGGGTGACGATCCAGTTCGTGTCGAGAACCTCCGCGCGGCGTAGGAAGTTCTCGGTGCGCCGGTCGTCGATGTATCCGCGACCCAGGTACAGCGACACGATCCCTGCGGGCGCTTCGGCGAGCGCGGCGGTGAGCTGGTCGCGGAACCCTTCGACGGGCACGGCGTCGTCTTCGAGGACGAGGCAAAACTGCCCCGGTTGAGGTGCGGCCTCGGCCAGCGCACGCCATGCCGTGGAGTGGTTCCAGGTGCAGCCCCGCGCCTCGGTGTCGATGTTGAGATAATTGGCATCGACCTGCACGGCCAAGTCGGCACCCATCCCTCGGCGGCGCTGGTCGGCAACAACGGCTATGAGCGTTTCGCCGCTCGACGCCGCCTCGCGGAGGCGTTGTATCACGATCGACCTCCTGTCACTGCTTGGCGCCTCGGATCAGCTCCCTGATTCGAGCTGGCGTTTTTGCCTGCTGATACAGCCTGAGCCGTCGCCGGTTGCGGGCGGTTGCGGCACGATCCTCCGCGGAGAGATGAGAGCCTCGACCGCCGGATAGGTGGTACAGGTGGAACGCTGAACCCTCCACCCAGCGGGTGGGCCCAGCGAGGGTATCGAATGCGATTTTCATGATGTCGTCGTCGTACCAGGCACCTGTACAAACTTCGTCGTACCCGCCGACCAGCTCGTAGGTTTCCCTCGACATGATGTTGATGGCGCCGATGCTGCTGCGGTGCCCCTTCACCGGGGTGGCCTGGCAGCCGGCGGGGTCTGCGCCCAGGGAGCGGACGGCGCGGGAATCTTCCTCGGACAGCGCCATGAACCAGGAAAACGGGATGACCAGGCCGGAGGTGGCGGCGGCCATCGCGACGGCGCGGTCGATCTGGCCGTCGCTGATGAGGAGGTCGGATTCGGCGAAGATCAGGATGTCGGCGTCGGTGTCGGCTGCGCCCCGGTTGTAGGCGGCGGACCGGTTGAACTGGTCGGCGCCGCGGCGGCCGTCGCTGACGACCTGCACGGTGTGGCCGTACTCTGCCCACTGGTCGGCGACGCATGTCAGGTTCTGGAATCGCAACGGATCGGTCCCGCGGCAGCGGAACGGGATGATGACGGCGGTCTTCATGACTGGCTGACGCTGTCCGGTTTCCGGACACCGGACAGGTACAGTTCGGCGATCTTCGCGTAACCCTTGCACCAGCTGGTTTCCTGCCTGGCGGTCAGCTTCTGCGGTCCGAAGCCCAGGTGGCCGACAGTGAAGCCGGTCATCACGGATCGGGGGAACAGGTTCGCTGCGCCCTCGTCGCCGACCCGGCTGCCGGGCCGCCATTGCCGGTCGGCGATCCATTCCGGTGAGCGGCGGCCGATCTGGTTGTTGAGCAGGGCGAGCATCCGCCAGTCGAGGCCGATGAAGTTGATCGACAGCCACGTCTCAATCTCGGCGAGCGCGGTGGGTCGGGCCACCAGGTCGCGCCAGTTGTCGAACAGGAACTCGTGGGCAAAAGCGGCGTATTTGTTTGATTCGTGTACATCGAGCAGGGGAATGTCCAATTTCAGGAACTGCTTCCACAGCTCCGGCATGAACTCAGTGCAGGCCCCGTTGTTGACGACCTCCGCCGACAGGACACGGTCGGGGTTCAGTTCGATCTGGTCGACGAACTCGCCGAACTTGCCGGTCTCGATGAACACGACGTCGTCGTCGATCTTCACGAACAGGTGATCCTGGTACTGGCGGTCGGCGTAATGCTGCCACACCTTGTTGAGTCGCCGGTCGGCGCGCGGACCTGCGAAGTAGTTGAGCACCCTGGTGCGTTCACCGGTGAGGGGCTTCAACCATTCGGCGTCTTCGGCGCTGCGCGCGAGGTTCCAGATGTCGAACTGGACGCGGGGGTTCTCCTCCACGATGCGACGGATCAGCGGAAGGTTGACCCGCATATTCTGCCTACGGCCTGCGAACATGAACAGGATCACTGGCCGATCAGACATCGAGGTTTCCCCTATCGGTAAAATCCCCGTATCTGTCTAGCATCTCCAGGGCCCATGCGACCTTGTCTTTCACGCGCTGACCGGACGGTTGCGACTTCGTCCACAGCTCCAAATTCTCTGGACGATTGTCGTCCCTGATCCCGTTCAGATGGTGCACATTCTCATCTGGACATAAGGGACGGCCAAGGATCTCGGACATCACCGCAGTGTGCTCAAAGACGTTCCCGCCCCTTTGGGCGTTGGGGTGGCCAGGCCTGTATAGCAGGACGTACCCCTGCGGGGTCTTGGTGCCGGTCCTCCATGGCCTGCCATTGGGTCCGACTCGAACACATCCGCAGGAGGTTGTCTGACCCTGTCGCAGGTTGGTTGCGATCTGCAACTTCTCAGTACCGCACTGGCACACGCACAGGTATCGCGCATGACCGCAGAGGCTGCCTCTGCGCTCCTTGACCGTCCATGAGCCGAATGTCTGCCCAACGAGTGAACCGCGCTGTCGGGCCAGCTTCTCCCCGCCCATGGGGTCGCCATGCCGCAGAAATCGGTGATAGTGACGCCTGCAGTAACCCTTCGCCTTCAGGCGTTCATCGCAATCAATCACGCTGCACGCCGGTAATTCTGATGACCCACTCTTCGCGCCCGTGTCCGATGACTTCCCAGTCGACGCCGGTGGCGTCGGCGAACTCTTTCCATGCTCGTTGCTCATGCTGTAATACTAACTCATCAGGGCCGTAGCCGTACCATTCGTCGAACACGCAGTAGGTGCCGACCTGCAGGTGGGGGCCAACATATTTCAGGGCTGTCGCTGTCGACGAGTACAGGTCGGCGTCGAAGTGCACCAGCCCGATGTGGCCGAGCTCAGCGAAGTCGAAGCCGGGGAGCGTCTCATGGAACCAGCCCTCCACGATCGTTGCGTTCTCGACCTGCGGGATACCGAAAGCCAGGGAATGCTGCGGGAACTCGGGCCGCCAATCCTCGGGCAGCCCCAGCCCCGAATCGAAGCCGGTGACCGGCATGTATTCGGCGATGACGCGGGTCGACTCGCCGGTGCCGACACCGAACTCGACCGCCCACCCCTTGGGCTGGGTGCCGATGACATGCCACAGCGCCGGGTACGGGCCGTCGTAGTCCGGTATGGCGGGGCCGAGCCCGTAGTCCTGCGGCATCACTCCGCCGCGCCGGACAGACGCTGCGCGGAGCTGACGTTGGTGAACCGCTCCATCGCCCGCGCCTCCTCGGGTTCCATCACACCCGAGTCGATCATGGTCTTGTACGCCTGGGCGCGTTCGAGCAGCGACGGGCGGGTGTAGTCGTCACGATTGATCTCCAGGGTCTGCGGTGAGGGCAGCGCCCAGCTGTCGAGGGCCGCCATGACGGCCGTCGCCTTCGGTCGGAGGCTGGACCGGTCGTGGAAGGAGAACAGCTGCTCGATGTTGCTGTAGGTCAGCGACCCGGTAGCGCCGGGCAGTCCCACCAGGAAGGGCGGCACCCCCAGCAGGATCGCGATGCGCGCCTCGTTGAACTGCGTCAGCTCCATCAGCGACAGGTCCTGGGCGCTCATGCTTTTGGCCTGGTTGAGGGTCGCGCCGTTCGCGACGAGCGCCGGATGCCCCGCGTATTTGGCGCGGGACTCGATCCAGCGGTCCATCATGTCGGTGGCTTCGGACGCGGTGATCTTGCGATCCACCCCCAGCCAGTACATGGGCACGCCACCGGTCTCAGTCAGGTTCTTCACGTACCGCTGCAGCAACCCGATGACGACCTGGCGGTATCCGGCCGCTTCGAGGGGGCCGTGGCCGTGGGCGTTGTCGGTGGTGGACTGGTAGCGGATGTGCAGAATCTCGTCGGTGACGTTCAGGGAGCCGACCTTGTATTCGCGCCGGCCGCCGGTGCCCAGCTCGACGGTGACGAGCCACGGCGGGATGACGCGGAACCTGGCGGGGTAGCCGTCGGCGCCGTGCGCCATCGGCAGCACGAAGGCTTCACCCATCTGGTAGTCCCAGAACAGCTGCTTCGCAAACTCATTCCACGAGCCGTAGACGGTGGGGTCGGGGTTCGACATCCACGCCACGGACGGGATGATCTGCCCGCCGCGCATCCGGTACAGCGGCATCGACGACAGGACCGACGAGTTCAGGTCGATGCACGCCCAGGCGATATCGATGAGGTTCTTCGTCGCGGCCGCCGCGGACGGCGACGTGTAGGCAGGTGTCGACCATTCGGAGGGGTAGCCGGACCAGGAGGACGGCTGCACCCACGGCAGGGAACGGTTCTCGGTGGGCTCGGCCAACCCGCTGATGTCCACCATGTCGGGGTCACCGGGGTTGTAGTCGGCGGCACCGCCCTCGTTGGCAAAATCGGGGACACTCGGGACCGCGAACAGGTTGCTCCAGAATCCCAATGGGACCACCCACCTTTCATCAACTGCGCTGATTGTATGCTGTCCGGTTTCCGGACACGCCTACATCAGGACCGGCAATGGCTTCGCTGCCATCCCCCAGCGAAATAACGCACACGCGCAGGCCACGGCGGGGGACAGGTTGACGCTGTAGTTCTTGCGATCGAACACCTCGGACTCGCCGGACGTGACGAACCGTGTCCTGGTCATCAGCATCGCCGTGTTCAGCTCATTCTGGTCGAGGTGGCAGATCGTCTTGTTCTTGATCGCCTCCTGCATCGTGGCGTACGCGGCGGCCACATCGGTCTGGGCGAGGCGAACGTATTCGATGTTCGCCTCCACGAGGGCAGGCTCGAGCGCGCGCGCGGCGCCGCTGGTGATGGCGACCTCCACGATGTCGCGGGATTCCATCAGCTTCTGCACCGCGGCGACCGCGCCCGCTGCGGTCGTCTCGGCGGCCATCAGGAGGACCCGCTCACCCTTCTCGGTGCCGGTGTCCCCGGCCACCCCGATCCAGCAGTGCCGCCGGTCGGGGCTCATGTCCACGACGAGCGCGGCACGGTCGGGGGTGTCGGCGCTGACCTCGGCCAGGTCGGACCAGGCCGCGATGTCGAAGCTGGACTGCTCGTCGGCGTCCCAGAAGCCGAGCGCTTCGCGCTGGAAGCCGGCGTCGTCGAGGCGTCTGCGGAGCCGCTGGATGGAGACGACGGGGGTGCGCTGCGGGCACGACGGGTTGGCGCGCAGCCACTGGTCGATGTCGTCGAGGTCGTCGATGTTGTCGGCGCCGACCTCGATCCACACCATGTCGGTGGCTTCACCGGAGGTCGCTTCCTGCCGCATCACGGTGAACATCTCGGAGTTGTCGGTGGGCTTCGGCGGGGTGCCGCAGTAGATATGCAGCCCCAGCCGGGACGTGTTGAGGGTGGCGAGCATGTCCTGCATGGCGCGCTGGGTGAGGATCTGCGCCTCGTCGGACATGAGGACGTCGACGCCGGGGATGCCGCGGCCGAAGCCGCGTTCCCGTGCGCCGAACAGGATGCGGCTGCCGTTGATGAACTCGACGGCTTCGTCGCCGGACCCGAGGTACACCTTCTTGATGAACGGCTTGATGCGTTCCCGTTTGCAGTACGACTGGACGGCCTGGAAGGTTTCGCTGTTCGTCTTCACATGATGGCTGGTCCAGATGATCAGCAGCCCCTCGGTTTCCACGCACAAACCGAACATCAGCGCGGTGAGGGTGAAGGTGTTGTGGGTGGCGACCAGGTCACGTCCGGCGAGGAACAGCCCATCCTCGGAGTCGACTTTGATGCAGCGCACCGGGCGGGTGGCGACCCGCTCGATCGACTTGATCGAGACTGTGTGGCGGCCCTTGCCGCCGTCGGTGGACGTGATGCGATCAATCTTGCGTTGCAGCCGGAACGGCGTGTGCTCGTCTGCGAGTTTCGGGGTGAACGTGACGCGGTACTTGATGCCGTAGTCGCGTCCGTCTAGTGTCGCCTTGCCTTCGTTGAGGGTGGCCCGCCAGCCCAGCGATCGGGCGAGGAACAGTGCACCGTCGGCCAGGTTTTTGGTCATGGAGCAGAACTCGATGGTGCCGTGCTGGCTGGTGATGTGACCGTCGGTGTCGAGCAGTCCTTGCAGCATCGCCAGCCGCTGACTGGTGGATCCGATCAGGTACTGCTCGGGGATGTGCTTGTTGTTGAGGACGTCGAGTTCGCGGAGTTGCGCAAAGAAACCGCCGGGTACATTGACGCCCCACCTGACGCTGCCGCCGTGGTCGTCGCGACGGTAGGTCGCGGGGAAGGGGCTGGCGTCGAACACAGCCCTCCAGTGGTCGATGTCCTGTTCACCCATCGTGAGTTGCGCGCCGGACGATGCACCGTTACCGAGCCACGCGCCCAGCAGGTACGGGTCGGCCAGCAAGTCCTGTTCAGGCAGGTCTTGTAGGCATTCTTGTCGGGGCAGGATGAACCGGTATTCGTTGGTCTGGTACTTCTTACCGTCTGTGGTCGAGCTGCGCGATCCTGCGGCGTAGCGACTCAGGCCCTCGTCCAGCATCTCCTGCGTCGTCAAGGTGCGCTCACGGAATAGCCGCTTCCCGTTCTCGCGGTACTCCTTGCGTTTGTCGGTCACCGTCCACAGGTGCTCGGCGTCGGCGATCAGCGTGCGGCCGTCGGTGGTGGTCACCTCGTAGCAATCGTGGTCGTACATGATCGGGTGCACCTCGGCCACCCGCACTGCGTGACCGTCTGGATGAAACACCTCGTCACCCACAACAAGGTCGCCGTTTGCCACCCAGCCATTATTACTGGTCAGAACCGGAGTGTCGATAGCCAGCGGCTTCCCGACCTGGCGGGGCAGGCTCATCCCGAACCCGCCGACGGTGTGGGCGAGGGCCCCGTCTGCGCGGTAGGCGAGCGCGAGACCGCCGATGCCGTCCTGCCAGCGATCCAGGGTGAGACCGAGACGTTCGGTGCAGGTCTGTTTCACGCCCGGCCAGTACGATCCTTCGATGTCGGCGGGCACGACGAGCTTCTTGGCGACCTCGGAGAGTTTCCGGTCGACGCGGGTCGGGTCGGGCTCAGAGCTCGTCGGCGGCGCTCCACTTCTTTCCGGCTGTGGTGCTGGCACTCTCCCCCTCCTTCTTCTTCTGGATCTCCTCGCGGCCGTTGATCTCCTTCATGACGTCCTGCAGTCGGCGGGTCAGGGAGGACAGGTCGCGGACCGGGCAGCTGTCGATGGCTTCGGCGAGCCGGTCGCGCAGGGCGTAGAGAAGTTTCAGTTCGTCGCCGGTGGCTGCGGCGACGGTGACGGGCTGCAGCCCGTCCGGGTCGTCACTCATCGTCGTCCTCCGACAGTTCGAGGTTGCGGAATCGGCCGGGCGGGCCGGTGGGCGGCGGCGTGGCCGGCGGGTCGGGCGGCAGCCAGGTTTTCATGGTGGTGCTGGGCGGAGCGACGGCCAGGTAGTAGTTGGGGTAGATCTCGCTGGTGCCGTCGTTCACCGGGGGGAACGTCACCTGCCCTTCGAACACGACCCATTTGCCATCGTCGGAGACGGTGAAGCTCGGCTTGTCCGGTTTCCGGACAGCTGCATTCTCGTCCTTGGTGGACCCGAAGATCGCAGCCTCCACGGCGGCGCTCCTGGCCTCCGCGGCCCTCTTGCCATTCCAGGCTTCGCGCATCGCTTCGACGTCGGCCAGCGTGTAGGGCCGGCTGGGGCCCGTGCACTGAACTATCTGCCCGTACGCATTCTTGCGGTGGATGTAGGGGCAGTCGGCGGGATGCGCGCTCACGAGAAGAACTCCAACGCAGACGGCGGCTTCCGCGTCGCGGCAGCAACGCGCGCCGCGTCCTCGGCCCGCACCTCCGACAACGGCCGATTACGCCGCAAGTTGTTGCACGGCTGGCACGCGCCCCGCAGATTGCTCCGCAGATACCGCAGGTCCGGACGGTGCGACACCGGGATGATGTGGTCGGCGGTGTCCGAGCGGCCCCGACACACCGACAGCTGCAGACGGCAGATCGGCTCCTCGGCGATCACCCGCAGGCGCAGCTTCTTCCACCGCTGCGATGTCAGCAGGCCACCGGAGCGCGGCTTCGGCCTGCGCCGCGGCGGCGCGCTCACCGGTTCGTCACTTTCATCGCCCACTCCCTCTCCGTCCCCGCAACCTCGATGTCCACATTTTGCCCGGTCATCGTCGCTTCGGCTACCACGCTGATCACAGCTTTCATCCACGGGTCCGGCTGAGCGGCCGGATTCAGCACGTCTTTGAACACGTCGGGCGGGGTGAACTGCCAGTTCCCGAGCTCGGCGTCCAGCTCGACGACCTGGTTGATGACGAGCCGAATGTGCGGGGAACCGATCATCGGGCGTTCAAGCCTTTCATCAGTTGCTTCTCGTCGATCATGACGTACGGACTGTTGGTGACGGTCAGAACGAACAGCGGCTTGGTCCGGCGCTTGTCGGCCTTCGAATACACGGGGACGTGCCGGGAGGGGGCGGCGGCCTTCGCGACGTGGAGCTCTTCGAGCTCGCCTTTCTCGACGACCCTGTGGTCGGTTTCGATGAGCGCCACGATCGCCTCACTGAGAAGCATCGCGGTTTCGGTGACCACGTCGGCCATCTCGGGTGGCATCCCGGTGGTCCGGAAGAACGGCAGCAGCACCGGGATGGGGTCGCCCTGTTCTCGACCGGGGTGCATCATCCCGTCACGCAACCCATTAGCGATAAGCTCTGCGATCTTTTTGTTCGCCATTGCATCGAAGTTAGCGGCACGACGTGCATCATGTCAACAATTACGGAGACAGATGCCCTACTGTGTAAGCCATGCCCGCCAACAAATGGGACCAGGCCAAGTGCCGAGGCATCGAACTTCCATGGACCGACGACCAGGAACCCAACCAGTTCGAGCAGAAGCAGATGCGCGAACTGTGCGGCCGCTGCCCCGCACGACAAGCCTGCGCGCGACACGCGCTGGGCCTCAACGGCGAATCCGGAGGCTTCTACGCCGGCACCTGGCTGCCGTGGCCCAGCGTCAGCAAGAACTACATGGGGCGGCGGCGCGCAGCCCGGGGAGCACTACGCCAAGCCGCCGGTCACGGCTTCGGGAGGAGCACCCACAATTTGGTGCCCTCGACCTGAGCGACCTTCCCCTCGGTGGTCAAAAACACCAGCACGTCCTTCACCAAGCCTCGATCCCTGGCCGCGATCTTCCTCGTGAGGTCGCGGTTGGCGATACCGGCGGGCATGGACTCCCTGATCTTGATGAGCAGGTTCTTCCCGACCCGGCGAGCAGCATCCTGCTGTTCCGTCTGCTTCCCCAAGTCAGCGAATGCAAGCTCCATGCCGCGCAGCTTCCCCTTGTCGCGTGCCTCGTTCTCCTTCGCCTTCTGCAGAGCGTCGACGCATGCACCCAACTCCCGCGCCGATACCGCCGCCACGATGCCCGACAGCCGCCAGTCCTCCAGGTTCACCTCCAGCCGGGACTCCAGAAACGCCAACGCGTACGCCATCTTCAGCCGGCAGAACATCGCGTGCCCAGAGAGCCCGTCATCATCGTCGTCATTGTCGTCGCGGTTCCGCGCAGCGGCGGCCTCCCGCACCTCGGCGATCACCTCATCGGGAAGGGTGACCAGACCCGCCGAATCCAGCCGCCACTTCGACGTCAGGTTCGGTGTCAGCGTCAGCGGCTGGCCCTGCAAGTCGACCGGCCAGTCGGGGGCATCCGCAGTGATCCGCGAATCTCGGGCGGGGAACCACATGAACCGCTGCGGAGTGCCGCCGCCATCATCCTCAAGAAGGGCGCCCACTCGGGTCGGCTGCGCTGAGATGATCATCGTCATCCGGTAGGTGTGCTCGGCGACGCTCTCACTCTGCCTGCCCCGATAGGACAGCGACAGTGTCCCGCCCACGAAGCCTTCCCGCAGGATGCTGCCCGTGGTCGACCCGGCACGGTTCTTCATCGCGCCCAGCGTGTCCACCTCGGGAACGTCGAACATCACGGCAGTGACAGGCTGCGGCGGATTCTCGCCTTTGCCGGGGGCCCGCTTGTACAGCTCGATCATTCCCTCACCGGACCCGATGCTGGAGACGTTAATCGCGGCGGAGGGCACCAGTTCCTTGGCGACCGCCATCGCCGCGCCTTTCCCGCTACCGGACGGGGCGACCACTGCGCCGAACCAGTTGAGCGACCCCTTGCTGCCGATGATCGGTGGCAGTACCACGGAAGGGGGGACCAGCTGCAGCGCCCTGGCTATGGAGCACGCGAACACCGCCCACGGCGACACCATCCGGTTCAGCGCCGCCGAGAAGATCAACGCGTGCTGCGGACGGGCAGTCCAGAAATCCTCTTCGAGAGCTTCCAGCTCACTCAACGGTTCTGGGGGCGGCGGGGGCGCAACGCCGGGGGTTTCGCCGGTAGCGTTGGGGTCGATGGCCCCGGCGTCGGCCCGATACACGTTGGCACCTTGGGCGTCGGGGTCATCATCATCGTCAAGAAGGCCGCTGCCGTCCATCGCCATCTTGAGCCAGTCCATGATCCCCGGCTGGGACAGTTCGCGGGCGACGTTGTTGTTGGTGACCATCCGGTTGAACTCTTCGACCGACTGCTCCTTGGTCCGCGAGCCGTCCATCGTCACGACCGCGGTGAACACCTCCCGCAGCGTCGCCAGCGACCCATCCACGCCGGGTTGGCCCTCGGCGCCCAACCGCAGGATCGCCATGACATGGCGCAGGCAGGTGTCGTGCCGCGACATGCCTGGCATGTTCAGCTCTTTGATCGCCATCGCCAGCCGGTTGTTCACCATCATCGACGGCTCCCCCGGCGTCACCGCCTGGCGGGTGTCGAAGCTGGCGTCAACGTCCAGCGCGCGGGGCGTCAACTTCAGGCCTTCGATCCACGCCGCGGGGAGGTCGGGAATCTCGTCGAGAGGCGGGATGGCCTTGGTCTGGCCCTTGCTGTTGCGCCACCAATACCCGCTGCCCTCGGGGTGAATCGACGGCCAGCACACCACATACCGGTGGTGGGGTTGGATGACCTCGATGTCACCGATCGACATCTCGGGGAACACGATCACCGACTCGAGGAGGGTGCCCTCCGGAATCCGGAACAGCCGAATGCCGGACACCTGATCGTCTTCGCGGCTGGTGGATCGCGGCCCCTCTGGCAGCGGACCCCACCTGCGGATCGCTTCGTTGATGGCGCGCGCACCGGTCTTCGCGCCGTAGGCGTCGACGTCGATCCCGACGATCCCATCGGGGAGGCGCAGGCACAGGTTGCCGGTGGGGTACAGCTCGCACCATTCGAGGATGTCAGCGTATGACGGGGTCTTGCCGTCGTAGCCGGTGAACCCGCCCGGCGGTGGCCACTTACTGCCGCGTTTCAAGGGGAGGATGCCGCGCCACCCGTTGTCCCAGTAGGCCTGCGCGGCGTCGGCATACCCGGGTTCCGGCTTGTCCGGTATCACCGAACCGAGCCTACGTCAGCAGGGTCGGCCTGTTCGGTGTACCGGTTCATAGGTCCCTCTCGGCGTCGGCGCCGGCCTGGAAAGCCAACTCGGTCTCGGCGGCCAACTGGTCAGCCGACATGATCAGAAACCCAGCATCCTCCAGCGCGAGTTCCACCGCGGCTGGCATGAGGTGCCCAGGATGCAGATCATAAGCGATGGACAGCTGCTCGCGGAGCACATCGCGCGCAGTGATTTTCTGACGCTTCGGCTTGCGACCCGGCATCCGGACCCTCATTCGGAATCTCCTTCGAAGCAGTGATCGTGAACCTGGTCGGCCCAGTCGAGTGTCCGGTTTCCGGACGGGGGCCGCTGGCATTGGCCGACCGGATGCGGGGAACCGCACCGATTGCAGTACGGGTCGCCGCTCACAGCTCGCCGCCGTAGTTGATGCCGGTGGCATTGAGCTTCTTCCCGCGCAGCGCGGCATCCAAGGTGGTCACGGCGTGGTCGGTGTGACGCTCATGCACGTAGGCGAGGGTGACGTGCGCCCGATACTCGACGAAGGTGTCGATGTGCGGCAGGAACCGCAGCCGCCGGTTCGCCTCACGCAGGTCGTCGGTGATGGCGAGGTGGGCGATGACGCACGAATACGGTTCACCCATCTGGCCTGGGAAGAAGCCGACGTGGTCGACGGTGACACTCGACAGGTCCAGCCCCTCGAGCAGCTCGTCGACCGACTCCCGCTGGTTGATGCCCGCGTCGTCGTCGGGGGTGAGCCCGTACAGCAGCGTGCAGTGGGCGGTGTCCTCGGCGACCGGCCCGCGAACGTAGCGCAGCGCGTCGGCGTGGCTGTGATAGAACCAGTCGCCGGGATCGCCCAGAATCTCGGACACCGGCACCGGCTCCACGTCGAGCATGATGCACCCGAAATGGCCCAGCCTCATCCCGATCCGCTCATAGACAGCGGGGTAGTCGTACACGCTCCTGGGCCTCGTCATGACGTCTGCGCCTCCATCTTCTCCCTGGTCAATTCCAACACCCTGTTGGCGCGCGCCAAGATCAGCACCAACCAGGCAGCCTCCGCGGGATGGCTGTTGATGGCGCGCAGCAGATCGTCGCGGACACCGCCCAACGCGCCGACCGCCCGATCCGTCGCCAACAGCATCGCGGCCGCCTTCTTCTGCGGATACGCAAACCACAGCACATCGTCATGGGTGAACGTGGCGACCGTGCCGCGGGGCAGCCCGTCGCTGAACGTCACCTTCTTCATCTTGGAGAAGTCCTCGCTCACGGCTGGCCCTCCATCTCCCGCAGGAACCGGTTCACCATGTCGAGGGTGCGTTCGTCGGGGGCGTCACCGCGCCACAACGCGAACGCGATCAACGCGATCCGCAGCTCGGTGGGCGTGAACAGCGGCTCATCCATCGGTGGCCGCCGCGGGGAGCAGGCTGTGCGCCCAGTCGATCAGGGCTTGATCCTCGGCAGGAACACGGTCGGCGTTCACACCCCACAGGATGCGACGCCACGTCACGCGGTATTTCATCTTCATGTGCTGAACCTCTGTTGTCGTGGGGAGGGTGATGAAGGTGGTGGGGCAAACACGGGGGGGAGGCTGCCCCACCACCAGCTCATCAGTACGGGATCGGCTCGCCCATGGTGGCCGCCACCGTCTTCTTCGTCGCGAGGGGCATCTCGTCCCACGCCTGCTGCGAGATCGCCGCAGGCTTCACCGGCTCCGGCTCCGCCGCAGGAGCGGCAGCACCAGCCACAATGGCCTGAGTCGCCGGGTCCATCGCCGCCCACGCCGCCTCGGGAATGTTCGCCGGCCTCGCCGGACCGGCAGCTGCGGGTGCAGCGGGTGCAGCGGGTGCGGCAGCGGGTGCGGCGGGTGCGGCACCGTTCGCGGCGGTGGCCGGTGCGCCGTTGAAGTAGTCGCCCGTCACCGCGGGCGGCTCGTACGCGGCGGTGAACTTGTTGATCGGATTCATCGCCGGGTTGTCGTTCGGCGTCCGCTCCGTCAACGTCACCGTCAACCGGCCGCCCACCTTCGGCTCGTTGGAGCCCGCCTTGCGGAGCGCGTCCCCGACAGCGCCCTGCATCCAGCCGCCCACGTACAACGCGCGCGCTCCGTCGTCATCAGGGTCCGATGGGTCCCTTTCGGCGGTATCCAGGTCGATTCGGACCTGCATCTTGGGCTTCTGGGTCTTCTTGTTGAACACCGGCGAACCGTCGATCGGATCGGTGGCCTGCTGCGGCGGATGCACCATTTTGATGATGCCCGACACCTTCGTGCCGATCGGCTTCTCCTTCCACGAGAACGACTTGGAGCCGCCTGCGAAGAATCCACCGATGCTGTCTGGCTGAGTCATGAGTGATGTGTTCCTTTGGATGATGGATGATGGGTGAATTGGATGATGCGTCCGGAAACTGGACACCTTCCCCGCCGTGGCGGGTGAAGCTCAGGTGCCGTCGCCCTTGCATTGCAGCGGGCTGTCGGCGGTCGGCGAATACCAGGCGCAGAAACGGCAGTCGTCGGGTGATGCGGGAATCCAGCGGAACCGTTCGGGGTTGCGTTCCACGTCGAGATCGTTGGTGAGCATCAGCATTTTGAGACGGTCCTCTAAAACAGTCTCGGCGCGCGACCGGCTGTACGGCTCAGTCCACAGATGCATGTTGCGGAGCATCCCGCCGCGCGGGAACAACGCCACCGACACCGTGTTCACGGTGTGACCTGCCTGTTCGAACCCGTAGCCGTAGAGATGCACCTGGTTGCGGTACACCGTGGACATCTTCTTCTTGTACATCGTGAAGCGGTTCGCGCCAGGGAATTTGTGGTCGATGACCGCGCCGGTATCCAGGTCGAACAGGTCGCAGGAACCGCCCAGGCCGGGGGCCACCTCGACCCGCTGCTCCGCGAGCCACCGGGTCCGGCCCAGCAGCCGGTTGGCGTGCTCAGCCGCCTCGTGCATCCAGGCGTGGGATGCGGTGCCGATGATGCTGGGCAGCGGATCGAACTGAGGATTGCACTCGTCGGCCTGCATGGTGCCGTAGGCGATCTTCCGCATACAGGGGTGGCCCACTTCGGAGGGGCCGAGTTCGACTTGGAGGTGCCGGGGTGTGGCGTTGTGCCAGGCCATCACCATGTCGGTGATCGCTCTGCGTCGGGGGTCCTCGACCGGGTTGGTGACGTCGAAGAACGCCGCGAGTTCACTCACTGGAGCCCCTGCTTGGCCTGGTCTGCACGGCGGTGGCGGCGTCGACGAGTATCTCGGCGAGCCTGTCGGCGGCGTCCAGCGCAGCGGCTGCGGCTTTCTCCCCCATGAATTCACCGGCGTCGGAGAGGTTCGTCCAGCACGACGATCCGTAGCCGACCGTCTGCGCGAACAATTCCTCGACGGTGGTGCATTCGGCGAACATGTTCCCGGCGTCATTCGCCATCGGTGACCACCTCGAACCGGCGCACCTCGGAGACCTTCTTGCACACCTCGTAGATGTCGGGGAACGTCTGCTTCAAGACCGACTGGTCGAGCGCGTTCCGCTTGTGGAATTTCCAGGTGACGACGGGGTGCCCGTCGAGCGATCCTTCGGTGTTGTCGCCGAGTGCTTCTTCGACGGCGTCGCGTGCGTCCTTCTCGACTTGGGCCAATTCGGCCTTCCGAAGTTTCACCCACTGAAGCGCTTCGACGGCCCAGCGGATGCTGTCGAGATCGGTTGACGCCATACCGAGAACCCTAGACCCTCCCACCGACAGCGGTCAAGGGCCGAGACGAAATGGGTGTGGGTCAAGACTCCGCTCGCTTGATACCTGCTGGTAGAAGGAGTTTGCTGGCTGCCCTCTGTCGTACGGCGTACATCCGTCGTACATTTTTCGGCTGCGTACGCCACTCCCAAACTACTACCCCCCCCTCTGATCTGGTCTTATATATATATTATATATATATATTTATTTTTTAATAAGGACAAGTACCAGGTCACAGCCCCGCTCGCTCGCGGACGCCCTCGCCGCGTACGACAGATGTACGCCTGTACGCCACACCTGGGCTTTTGCTTCGCTGCAGAATCTATTTGGTCTCAGCCCTTGACGAGATGGGGCGAGTAGGGCAGGCTAAACGGCATGAGCATCGTCTATGCGATCATGATGACCGCGGGGCTCGGCGGTACCGGCCCTGAAATCAGGGCTCGCCGCCGCATCCTCCAGCAGCTGGCCGACGCCGGCCCGGCGGGACTGACCCGCTCCGTGCTCGCGGGCCGCAAGGACTACCGCACCGGCGCAGCCCAGTTCGACCAGTTCGTCGCGGAGGGATGCATCGTCAGGGCGCCGTGGCCCCCTGACGCGGACGGGCGCACCAAACCCCGCTGGCGACTCTCCGCATCGACCATCGAGCAGCTCACCGTGATGTCGAAGGAGCCGTTGTGCACCGGCTCCGGAATATCGGTGGACCCCTGGAAGTGGCCTGAGCCAGAATCGGTCCCTGAACCCGAGGTCGAGACCTTCTGGAATCAACGGCCAGACCCCGATCATGACCCCGAACCAGTTTCCACCCATGAAGATTTCTGGAGCCAGCCCAACCCTGAACCCGTTTCCATGACTGAAAGTTTCTGGGAGTGCCACGACCCCGACTGCCACGACCCCGACCGCCCCAACCCCGCCGACCCCAGAGACCTGGAGAACTCCTTGCGATGAACAACGACCGCTCCAACAGCCCCAGCAAGATTCCCCCCAGCAGACTCACCGGCACCCTG